CGAAAGGGGCCCCCGGCGCAGTGCAACATACAAAGGCCCTATGGTCTACCGCCAAGCCTGCACCCGTAAGGGGCGGGACTTGGTAGGAGATTGTTGGGCCGGATTGGAGGGAGGTACCCTCTGGGACCTATCCAGCGTTATACAGCCTTTCCGTATGATACCTCTTCTTGATTTTGAAGAGGTCGTGGTCCGTGATCGTCCTATCTTCGACGCTGATCTTCAGGTCGGAGGGAGTTCGCTCAGGACATGGACAGAGAACAAGTCCAACCCGAGTGAGAAAGTCTTTATGACTACCTCACGAAGGAAGTACTCACCTTTGTCACCAACGAGAAAGGGGACAGAGTTTACTCTGTCCGAGAATCACGCCTGGAGTCGAAGGTTGAATAAACCTAAGACAACCGGGAATGTTGGTGGACCGTTTTACAATCGCAAATCGTCTGTTCGGGTCTTAGGACCCGCACAACAGATTGTTCGCGGTAGTATGCAATCAAGTCAGAGTACTCAATACTGGGATAAGGCCGAATATATCGGACCTGTCCTGGCAAAGAACCCTGATGCTGTTGAAATGCCCACTACTGCCGAGAGCTCGAAAGAGACCCTTGAGCAGTATGGCACAACAGCGATTGCGCGGTGCAAGCCAACTAATTCCGTCGCCGATGTTGCTACTTTCCTTGCCGAGTTTGTCTCCGATGGTTTACCAAAGGTGGCAGGCGCGGCTCTCTGGAAGGAGAGGACCAAGGCTGCCCGTCTACACAAGACGGGTTCCGAGGAATATCTCAATCTAGAGTTTGGATTGAAGCCAATGATCGCGGACGTCACTGACATAGTCAATGGCGTTCGACACGCTCAAGCTGTCTTAAGACAGTACGAGCGTGGTTCCGGATCATTAGTTCGGCGTAGGTATGATTTTCCTGCATCCTACTTCGTGGATTGGCGGGATGAACCTCTTGGAGCATTTATGCTTCAGGATGATCCATCATTCCGTCTTCCAGGAAGGAGAGCGGTGTGCGTCTCCAAATATGAGATCCATCGCAAGATCTGGTTTTCGGGAGCGTTTACCTATCATTTGCCGACCGGCTTTCATAGCCGGAACGCGATTGAAAGGATAGGCGCTAAAGCTGATGCCCTATTGGGCACCGGCCTTACTCCGGAAACCATTTGGAACGCTGCACCGTGGAGCTGGGCTGTCGACTGGTTTTCAAACGCGGGAGATGTTGTTTCTAATCTCTCGAGTATAGCCATTGACGGTTTGGTGATACAGTACGGGTATGTGATGGAACATTGTTCCGCCACTAGAACCTATAACTGCTATGATCAGGGAATTCCGACTGAGTCGGGTTATCCTTGTATCATAGGCCTCCAGTCGTTGCTTCAGTGGAAACGAAGCAGCGGACGGAGGCTACACCATTTGGGTTCGGCATTTCTGACGGAGCTTTGTCGCTACGTCAGAAAGCCATCATCGCAGCTCTGGGTCTTTCAAGACACAGGGTTGGATGAAGTGTGTCAACTGTGTTGAAAACGCCAACTGACAGGGAGTCGTAAGACTCCTAGGAGTGATGCCTATGTCGTTTACCGATCCTTTGTCTGTCACAATCTCTGCTGCGACCTCGGTCTGCCCACGAATTGATGTGGACGGAAACAAGGCAACGTATCAGAGCTCGGACGGGCTAGTGAAGATGACGGCGGACCACGATGAGTCGAAAGACCGTCGCCAACGCCACGTCTTCAGGATCGATCACTCGAAGCTGACGCCAAACGCGTTTGTGCCCACGGAGAACGTACGAGTGTCGATGAGTAACTACATCGTCTTCGATACGCCTCCCGTTGGGTACACGCTGGCGGAACAGCTGGCTGTGTACACGGGCTTCCGAGCCTTGTATACCGCCTCTACCGACGCGCTCATCTCCAAACTTCTCGGAGGTGAGTCGTAGAGGGAAGCGGGATGACTGATTCCGATGATGTTTCCGAAAGGAATCGTCCTTGGTTCAGAAGTTCCGTTGACCGCGATACAAGTGAGAATGAAGGTTTAACAATTTACCTCAAGGTTGACTACAAAGTCATCCTTTTGGTTGTTGTTATATTCGACATTCTTCACTTTTCTATCAATGAACTAGTGCAAAACTACCTCTAGTTTTGCGCTCTTTCATCTCACAGATAGGATTTTGACGTGTCGTTCAAGTTATCCCGTGTGGATGAAGATGGTTTCATTCTCAATGAAATGAGAATGATGGCCTTCTTCTATATTCCACTGGGAGCTTCAGCACAAGATGCTAGATACTGGCTGAGAGGCCCGTATCCTCGCATCCAAGCTGAAGTTCTTGAGCAAATCGTCACTATCCACCTTGAGGATAGCATCCTCAAGGCTTGGAGAGATGACCTAACTGACCTTAGGGACAGTTAGAGTCTTGATAGTTCGGTTTTACCGGTAGAGCGGCCGCCTAACATAGGCGTCCCTGTGATCTAGTATCCGTGAAGTCTCCCTCACGGGAGAGGGGAGGTTAGTCTCTCTCCTAAGATACTAGGTTCAAAGGCATAGGCTATGGATTCAAACCCCCCGTTAGGAGGGAGAGATGAAAAGCCTGATGTCACTCTGGTCCCACGTCGCGCTTGAGAGCGCGGCGCAGTGCTGCACGAGCGCCACTATGGACATTAACACCGTCCATAGGCGGTTCGAACATGAGGGGTTATCGTTTCTAACGATAACCCTACCTGACCTGGGAAAATCGGCCCAAAGCTGGTTGGACCAAGGTCGGGTGGGCACCAACACGTCCTTTACCAAAGGACGTGGAAGGCTCCCCGTATTTCTACGAGGTTTCTTCGCCCGTGTGTTCGATTCGGAAACCGGCTTGTTGCTTGACACTCCCTGCGTTGATGCAATTACTGCCATTCGTCAACTGACGCTAATGTGCGGTAAGCTTGAGCTCCCTTGCACTCCAGCGAGGTTGCGAAAGGCAATGCAGGGTTATGTTAAGTGTGAGCAGGATGTCCGGCAGTTTGACCGGAATTTACGCGCGAAGGATCTGCGTGAATTCCGTGTTATGTCAAACTTGCTTTTCGAAAGTTTGTTCACTAAGATGGATAGTGATATCTATCGGGGTGAACTCCTTCCTAAGCATGGACCCGGTGCAACAGCTGATAAACTTACCGGAAACGGTAAGTATCGTCAGCACACCTGGACCAGCCGGCTCGAGGAAGTCCTTCCTTCCTACGAGTACCTTATTCCGAACGGTCGTTTTTCCGGCCGATTGGATAAGGTGACTACCCTCGAACCCGGTTCGGAAGTACCTGTGAAGGTTACTCCCGTTCCTAAAACGTTGAAGACACCAAGGATCATCGCGATGGAGCCTACGTGTATGCAATATACACAGCAAGCTCTCTTGCGATGTTTCCTTTTGAACTTCAAGAGGGATGAACTCCTTAAGAAGTTGATCGGATTTGACGACCAGGTCCCTAATCAGGACTTAGCGCGACAAGGTTCGTCCGATGGACGGACCGCGACACTCGACTTGAGTGACGCTTCCGATCGTGTCTCCAATCAGCTCGTTCGTGAGATGATGACACGATGGCCCCATTTGCATGGGGCCGTTGATGCATCAAGATCACGGCGGGCCGAAGTACCTGGCTTCGGAGAAATCCGATTGGCCAAGTACGCGTCTATGGGTTCAGCGCTCTGTTTTCCCGTGGAGGCCATGGTATTCACTACCCTGATCTTCATTGGGATCCAGAGATCGCTCAACAAGTCGTTAACCCGCAAAGATGTGAAATCATTTGCGGGCTCGGTGCGCGTCTACGGAGACGATTTGATCGTCCCTGTAGACCATGTGCGTACTATCGTTCAGACGCTCGAACATTTCGGTGCTCGAGTCGGGCTGAGCAAGTCTTTCTGGACCGGAAGGTTCAGAGAGTCTTGCGGTCGGGAATTCTTTAATGGACAGGACGTTTCCATTGTCCGAGTCCGGCAAGCGTTACCCGACACGATAGCAGACGTTGGTGAGGTCATCTCAACGGTCAGTTTGCGGAACCAACTCTATATGAGTGGTTACTGGCAAACGGCACGTTGGTTGGATAATCGACTCCGGAGGGTGCTACAGCATTTTCCGGATATCGAGCCAACTTCCTCACTATTGGGCAGGGTTTCTCTCCTCGGTTACCAAGCCGAGAGGGAGCACCCCCGCTACCAGAGTCCACTAGTTCGTGGATTCTATACGGTGGCCAAAGCTCCAAGCGATGAACTTGGAGAGATAGATGCCCTACTTAAGTGCCTTCTTAAGTTGGAGAGTGTGAGAAGCGCAAGGGGGTGGAGTAGTCATACTCCGCTTAACCTCTGGCACATTCCCGACGAGTCTCGTGAAAACGAGTTCTCCCCGTGGGCGCCACCCATGGGACAAAATGAGAAGCACTTAGAACGTTCTGGACGTCCCAAGCGCGTCAGCATAAAGCTTGGGTGGCGTCAGCCCTTTTAGGACTGACATGGGCCTACTTGGCCTTGAGGGGGAGACAAGCGCTAATATGGGCTGTTAGCTCATATTGCGGGCGGGG